TTGAGTTGATTGTTTTTTCATCTACAAATGTTGTTGATAAGAAGTTTTTAATTATATTAGTTCTTCCACTTTTCTGAGCAGTGGCAGAGTTAACTCCTGCTGCTGCAATTACTCCCGTTGCTGTTCCGTAATTAGTTTTAAATAGATAGTCTGAATTCATGTCGCAACCTCTTACGTTGCTACTATTTAGCCAATGATCTGATATGGCTGCTTTATGCGAAACGACCTCAGTTCCAAACTGTCCACGTCCATGTTCTTCAACTTCGCCATTCTGTAATCTAAGAACACCCTGAAAAGTTTCATATTTTGGAATAGAGTAAATCCTTACTCTTCCTGTTGGATAAAGTTTTCCATTAAATGATATTTTAGAAAAGTAATTAGCGTATTCTTGTGTGCTAGATATCCAAACATTTCCTTGTCCCGATATGCTGTACTCTACAGCATCATACTTAATGATTTCTCCATTAGAGTAAAAATATCCATTGTACCTAGATATCCAGTAAACCCCTTCTCCAAAGTCAATAACATTATCAACAACTATATTATTTTTTACATACGGAACGGTGGCGGACAGGTTTGAATTTAAAGGTATTGCGCTAAGTGTATAGTCTGACTGGTTTGTTATTTGACCAGTAGATGTTTTTGTATTTTCTGTTCCAGTTACTTCCCACAAAAGAACGGGCTTGTATATCCACGTTTTATCAGAATCAATTAGGCTTGCCTGCTTAATTGAGCCGTAGGTTTTTTGTATTGATCTTGTCTCGTAATTAAGAGATCCGTTATTATAAACTAAATTATTCTTTGAAGATACATCAATGATGTTTAGGTCTTTTGATAAAGTAAAATCAGAAACTCTTTCTGTTTCTGTTGGCATCATATAAGATTTACTCATACAGATAAAATTATTGTATTCATCAAAAAACATTGCTGTCTGTGTAGATCTTGCAAGATCTTGTAAAATTTCTGCAATATTTTTATCTGGTGGAATAAAGAAGAATGGGATTATGAGATCTACCTCTCCAGGAACTCTCTTGAATGCATAGTTTGAAAATCCAATGGCGTCTAGTAAAAATGATACTGCAGAACTAAGGCTGGCATCCCTAAATAGTGTTTGTGGCGCAGTGAGTGATTCAAAGTAAAAGAATAGGTCTCTAAGTTCTACAGTAAGTTTCTTGTTAGCAATTTCATATTTTGGGAAACCTTCACAATACATTGTCTTAATTGGCACCATGTAATCATAGCCATTCAAATTTACAGTTACATCATAAATCTTAAATTGTATATGGTTGGTAATATATTTAGAAATAATGCTGCTTGTATTGTTAGCACTAAAAGCATCATCAAAATCAAATAAGGCCAGTGTGCCTGTTGAGGCTAACAGTTGACCAACTGGCAATCCACTTGACCCTAAATCTGAGGCACTCTTCTTTAAGTTTAGAGTAGTAACCTTGTCTGAAACATTTACAGATAGTCTTGGAGATAATTCAATAAGATCTAGTGTTGCTCCAACTTTATTCATTGTTTGTGCAACAATCCTTAGTCCACCAATGTAGTCAAACTCACGGTACTTATATCCGCTATTTGTTGTGGTTGTAAATTTGATTGGAGAAGTAGTATCTGTAACAAAGTTTGTAAGCCTATCAACAGAGTCTTCCTCTAGGTACCAACCATACTCTGGAACAAATGTCTCTCTGTTTCCATTAATAAATATAACGTAATAGCCAATATCAGTATCTGACTGCTTTATAAAATAAGAATATCCATTTACTGACTCGTCTGGCAAGAAGTCTTCAGAGGTATACGTTTCTGCATAAATAAAGATATCTCTATATTTCTTAGGTATCTTTAATCCATAGGCTAACTCAACGTAACCGTCTGTCTTTATTACTGGGGTTCCGTCTTGTCTTAAAGATGTTTCTGTAAATGATACTAGGTCTATCCAGGTATTATTTTTTAGCCCCTGAATTTTCCACCTCAGTGGAACGCTTTTATTAGCATCACCGTATAATGGATCAGAATATGTTCCTGTTGAATTTGAAAATGGCCCAAGGTCAACGTTGCCAGAGTGCGTTTGTAATTTAACGACTACACGGTTTGCTGGAACCTCTTCTTCATAAACAATATATGGTGCTGAATCATTAATTGCATACTGTCCACCAGATGACAGAAAAGAAATTCCGTGCTCAGCATTTCCTTCGGTCCTTAAAGAAGTCCAGTATTTGAATTTATCATTTTTATCAGGCATATAATATCTCGGTCTACGTGCCATGTTTATATTTTGGCTATGAAGATATCTCCCAGGTAGGTATGACGCTTTGTTAATCCCAGATCGTGGCCTAAACTGTTGGAAGCAAGACTCTAAAGAGTAGATCATTTTTAATTTATCTTTTGCTCTTGTTAGTGTAGTTGGAAGATTGTTATCCGTGTACCCACCATCAACAGTTATGTCTGAATCTGTTGCGCCTGTATAATGATTGCCAGCGTCGTTAATGTCAAAAGAAGATACAATGTTGTTATATGTAGATGTTTGATCAGTTGGTCTGTATCTGTAGTTTCCTATTTGCTTAATGTTTGTTGGAATGTTAAGGTTCCACTCTGCAATAACTAAAGAGTTTGTTTGAACTACAGAAGAAGACAGTAGATGCTGGTTTAGTTCTGCATTGTTAAACATTACGCCTCTTCCAGGGTTACCGTAATATCCCAAAAATCATGTAGTGTTTGTCCACGTTTTCCAACCTTATAATTAAAGTTTGAGATATACACTTCAACGATATCGTTGTATTGCTGCAAGTGCATTTTAGCCTCTGAGTCAGATCCAAACGTATTGTATTTGTCGTAAGACAAAAACATCCAAAAAGAACCTTTATGGTTTTCATACCAGTCTAACAGTTCTACTCCACCTGCTCCACCATCTACAGTAAACCCAATGCCAGCGCTAGTCTTTTTTCCCATTACGGAAAACTCTGGGGCATCTGAAAATGCTCTTGATGGAAGTCCTGTCCACGAGACAGTAAACTTATTCTTGTCTGCAATATGATAAGATCTTGATTTACCATTTACAGTTCTTTCACGCTTCTCAATTCTTTCTGTTGATATATCAATAGGGGCTCTTCCGTGATCTGATAGCACAATGAATTGATTGACTAAGGTATCTGTTGTTGCTGTTGCACCCTTTTCTAATCCGTTTGGCACGTACAGTCCATTGTCTAACTTCCCCGAATTTTCAGACCAAAGCAACGCTTGGGGCCTTCCCCACTTTTTGCGTCCTGACATATACGATGCGGTTGCCATTATAGTCTGTTGCTCCTAATTCGTTGATTGTCTACTTGCCTAATTTGTTCAATGATTGTCTGGGCTATATCGTTTGGATTTGCATCAGACTTAACATTAACGCTTAGGTTATAATTATACACTGAGCCAAGGTCTGTATTGCCAGTATTTATAGACCTAAGTTTATCTACTCCAAAGTTATCTACCGCAAACTTACTTACAACAAACTCTCCAGGACTTAACATTGCAGGAATTGTATCAGTTCCAATTGGAATCATATTAAATCCACCCTGTGCAAAGTATCTTGGAACCATTCCGCCCGAAGCCATAGCATATGGAGCCCACTTTCCTCCTGCTGTCTTGCTTGTATTTGCACTTCCTGTATTTGAGTCTGCAGTTCCTCCATCTGACTTACCACCAGTCTTTGCAGCAACTGCAACAGTTGTTACATAGTTGGTGATATAGTTTGTAATATTGTGAATTTCGTCATACACATGCTTTGTGTATAGACTCTTAGGAATCTTATTCATAGTGTCAAGAACTGAAGCCCAACTATTTTTATTGTTTAGCGCTGAATCTGCTGCTGCCTCCATAGCAACTGCATAGGCTTCGGATAGTGGCTCGCCTTCTTCCATCTTTGCAACTATCTCTTCCCACATTTCAAGTGTGTGCCCAGAACTATCATCTAAAGCCATGATCTGATCTACAACTGCTTGAGCAGATATTTCCTCTAAAGCAAGTTGTGCATCCTGTTGCATTAATGTATCAAGAATAGTTTTTTGATCAGCAAGTTGAGTTTGTATTGTTGCGTTTATTGTATCAAAGTCAGATTGTAGTTTTTCGGCTGCTGCGACTTGGGCTTCTTGATATACGACTATCTGAGCCTGCGCTTCTTCTATTGCCTTCTCTGCAGCAAGCCTTGCTGGATCTGTTTCTAACTTGAAGAGTTCTTGAGAAATTTGGTACTGTCTTTCTTGTAACTGCTCTTGACTTTGTCCAGAATCATTTTTTAGATTTTTTATCTCATTGTTGCGTGACTGATCCATTGCAGATGAAACTCCGCCTGCGTAATTGGACGCATCTGCTGCTCTCATATCCTGAGCAGCCTTTGCTGCTGCTGCTATATCTCCAGATGACAATGCGTCTGCTAAGCCCAACTGTTGCTGTTGTTGGCGAATAATATTTTCATTAATACGCTGTACGTTTGCAAGGGCTTCGGCTTGAGCGTCATACTTCTTATTAATCTCATCAGCAGAGTGAGCCATAATCGATAAGTCGTTTGAAATTTTATTAGACTCGACACCAAGAGCCTTTGCTGGATCTTCAAAATTCTTCTTAATGAAGTCTTGCTTTGTTTTAATGATTGACTCTTGTGACTTAATTAGACTTTCATACTTTTTAGCGTTTGTCTCTAAGTCTTTAGAAAGTTTATTTTGGGCAGTTGTAAGTTGTGATTCAAGGGCTGTAGTCTTTGCTGTTGCAACGCCAATTGCTTGTGCTAGTGATGCACGTTGCTTTTGAATACTTGCCAATGACTTGCCCATCATTCCTGCAGATGGGTCTACACCATTCTTTACCGCTGCCTGGTATCCTGCTTCTCCAACATTCCAAGAAGCCTTTCCACCAAGAGCAGTGTTGTCTGATGTCTGAGCCTTGCGTAATTCGTTTATTGACATGTTAGAGTATGCAGTTTTTCTAACATTCATAATCTTTTGTGCAGCCTCAAGACCCTTTGTAGCCTTGCCCTTTAAATCAGAATTTGCATATTCAAGTGCAATCTTAATTGTTGAATTTGCTTGAACTGCCTCTAAGCCCTTCGCAATGGCCTCAACTTGCTCCTTGGCTTTTTCTGCATCTGTTCCATAAGTTTCCATTGCTGCGATGGCGCCTGCAAGAGATTTTGGATCTGAGATTAATGAGTTTAATGCCTTTGGAGACATGGCTGGGCCATTCTTAGCAAAGAATTCTAGTACTGCTGGAATCTTTGTATTATTACTTTGTTCTTCAATAGCAGTCTTTCCAACATTAATTAATTCATTAATCTTTTCTCGTGCAACTCTTTGCTTTTCTAGTGCAATGTTTGTTGCTAACTCTTTGTCTGTAATCTTGCCTGTGGCAATAACTGTTGTCATTGCTTCATCTGAAAGTACCTGCTGAATTTCAGAGTTAGACATTCCAAGCGCAGCCAACTTCTTTGTTACAATTTCTTGTTCATTTAAATTCTTAAGAACTGCTTTTTGTGCAACAATAAAATCTCCAGTAATTGCTTTATTGAGTCCAGCCTCTACCTGTTGTGCATTCTTGCTAAATACAACATCTCCAACTTTTCCATCCTTAATGACCTTACCAGTAAATGGATCAATAGCCTTGCCTTTATTTTTCCCAGTTCCAGCCTTGGCGGTACGCATAAACTTTGCTTGCTCTTTTGGATCAAGACCCATAATGAAGTCCATGTACTGAGAGTTCTTGCCCTTATCCTGCATTTGTTCTTTAATGCCCTTGTATGCATCTCCAATACCGCCCTTCTTTGCTGCTAGAAGTGCTTTATTTAAAGCCTTAATTCCACCCTCTGCATTTATAGATGCAAGGCGAACCTCTTTAAGTCTCTTTAGTAAATCTGCATATGGGTCTGCTGGCTTTGTGCCTGATCCAGTGTCTGTAGCCTTGCCTGCTGCCTTTGATGCAACAACTGGATCTACTCCATATTTTGCTACGACCATTGCGTTTGCAGTCTTTGCTGCTGCTGCTGGATCATTAAGTGTTCCCGATGTAAGGGTATTAAATTTTGTAGTATAGGCTGTTGTATATTCTTTTGAACCTTTTGCTCCAAAGCCAAGTGCTTCTTGTTCTGCAAGTTTTGCAGCCCATGCTCTGCGAGCATCTTCGTTTTCAAAACTAATTAGAGTATTGTGTAATGCTGTATAGGTCTGTATTGCTTCTTTTTGAACTGGATCTTTAAGATTACTAAAGTATGTCCAGTTATCAATAATTCCCTGCATATTTGTACCAGTGTCTTTGCCAAAATCAATAATGGCTTGCTTTTCAATTGGACTCTTCATTGCTTCAATTAGATCAAGTTTTGCAGCAAGTTTTTCTAATCCTGGAAGACCTACTGTATCAATGTAGGCACTCATGTCTATTTCTAATCCATCTGATGCGCTAAGAAGTGCCAAAGCCTTACCAACTCTATCAAACTCTGCTGGACTCTTTCTGACCATATTAACAACAATGTTTTGTGCTGTTGTCTTGTTTTTCATTCCAGAAAGAAGTGATGTTAGTTCTGCTACCTTTGTAGCACCTTGTTTTTTAATTCCCACATTTAAAGCAACATCCATACTTGCAAGGTTGCCATTAAATATCTTCATCATTGTTTCCACTTGTTGAGGATTCATTTGACCAGAAGCCATAAGCATTTGAATCTTTCCTTCAAACACCCTTCCTGCTGCAACGCTTCCAAATGATTTGTCTTCATCGGCACGTGCGCCAAGATTAAGAACTCTTTGTGCAGATGCCTCATATGCTGTTCCTTTGTACTTAGCCTTTACATCAGCCTTGCTAGCATCAAAGAATGCATCTTCTTTTGCAGTGCCTGTATAATCTCCAATTATTTCATCTCTTAAATATCCTTCTTGTCTTAATACCTGGGCAGCAACAAGCCTGTTCATCTTTTCCATTCCAGCAATCTGCTGATCTTGAACTGCCTTAATCTGATTATCTAATTCTAATTGTCTTTCTTTGTTGGTTGTTGCAGCACGTTGTGCTGTCAAAGACTTTACCTGGTCTTCATAGTATCTTGCCATTCCGTCGGCTTGCATCTGTGCCATTTCAATCGCATTAGCACCAGAGGCAGCAAGTTGTGCTGCTTCAGTTCTACCGCTATTGCCTTTTGCTAAAGCCTCATTTAGTCCTTGGACTACCTGGTCTGATCTTCCTCCAGCAACTACTGCAAGTCTTGTTCTTACTGTTAATGGATCTCTTGTTAAGTCTTCTCCATTTGCACCGATAAGATTTCTTAGTTGTCCATCAACCTTCATAGATATGCTAGAGTCTTTTAGGTTAACTCCAAGTTGGTAGGCTGTTTGACTTGCAAGGTCTGCGCTCATAGTTCCATCAGCAACTGCTGCTGCTAATTGCATTGCAAACTGCTGGGCTGCTACTTCAGAACCATTCTCATTTGCGTTCTTTGTGTATGTTGCTGTCAACTCTTTACCAGTTGCGGACCCCATAAACTTCTCGCCTTCCATGGTTCCCTTACGTGCTGCCTCATTATATCCAGAAAGAAGTCCATCGCCTCTTCTCTTGTTCATAATTTCAGATGCACCAACAAGACCAGTTTCTTGGCCAATCTTTTTCATTAGATCAGATGTAGCAGATGTTGCTGTTACAAATTTTGCAGTTGCTATTGCTGCGCCTTCAAAATGTTTATTAAGTAAGTATGCTCCGCCACCAACGGCTGCAAGACCTGCAACAGCCCAACCTACTGGACCCATTCCTGCTAGTGCTGGGGCAATAGATGCAACTGTAGATGCTGCTCCAAGTGCTCCTGTTACTGCTGGTGGTGCCCCCATGGTGCCTGCGACCATAGTAGCCATTCCTAGGCCTCCAGCAGCCTTGCCAGAGAACTTTCCAACCTTTTCTCTACGCATGCCACGCTTCATCTTATTGTATGTCTTCTTGTCCATTGGGTCGCCTGTACCTGGATCAATAAATACTTTTCCATCTTCACGAGCATATCCAGAGGCTTCTTTGAGCGCTTGTTCTTTTGTAAGTCTGTTATCAAGATTTTGTGACTGTGAAGCAGAAGAACTAATCTTTGCACGAAGTGCAGCAAGTTCTCTTTCTTTCTCTGCAAGAATTTCACGATCTTTCTTTGAAATTTGATCTGCAAGCATAGAAGATGTTTGCTGTGCATTTGCTGTTTGATCTGCTGCATTTGCAATTTGTTGTGAACTATTTGCTGTTGCTTCAGCAAGATCTGACGCTGTTACTATGTTATCTTGATGTCTTCTCTGTGCCTCTAGTGAATCCCCAGTTGCCTTAGATAGTTTATCTACCTCTAGTGTTAGCGTTGCAGATGATTTATCAATTCTGTCAGAACTGGATCCAGAGGATATTGAACCCTTACCTGATCTTCTTCTCCTATCAAGAGATTTAAGAACCTGTCTTTGGTCTCTCATATCTGGGGTATCTATATCATCATAAAATTCTTTATTATCAGTGTCAATCTTGGCAGCATTCTTTAGTTTATCTGACTGTGCTGATACATCCTTAGTTTTTGATGCTAGCCCTTGACTTAGTCCATCTCCAATATCTTGTCCAAGTTTTTTAGTTCTCTTTGATGGCGATGCTGTCTTTGCAATCTCTTTTTCTGCTCTTGTCAAATCTTTATCTAATGCATCGCTAATTTCTGTTGAAGCCTTTACAAATTCTGGATTTCTTTTCCTGTATGGCTTTACACTTGATGAAGCACCAAGTTCTGATCTTAGGGCTGTTTCTTTGGCTGCTAAAGATATTCTTTGACCTTCTGAGCCACGATTCTCTGCACCGCCAAAAGTACCAACAACTGAAGTTGATTTGGCATCAGCAATTGCCTGCTTCATCATTCCACTGACGGAATCCCCAAGTTGAGATTGTGCTTGCTCTACTGCTGCGTAAAATTCTGGATCATTAACAAACTCTGTTGGAATCTTTGAAACTTCGCTTGAAATTCTGCCTGCAAACACCTGCATATCTGCATGCATTTGAGATGCAATTGCAGGATCATTAAGTGCTTCTTGCAATGACATCCCCATAGACCTTGCATACTGATCATACATCGGGGCCATTGTAATTGACATATCTTCGCCACTAAACCTAGAGGCAAGATCTGTAGGAGACATCTGTCCCTTATTTGCTTTTTCTGGAAGCATGAATCCAAAATTGCTAAACTGTCTAACATATCCATTTGGATCTCCTGCTCTAGCAGCATCTGCTGAAGACTGTAGGTGCTTTCCAACTCCAGATGTTTTTGATGTTGCTAAGTCTGCAAGCCTTTGCAGTTCTTGTGGATCTCTTATTGGGGCGCCTGGCGCCTGACCATGAGCAAATACAAGATTCTCTCCGTTGAACGTTGTTGCAGAGGTTCCCTTTGGTCTATTTCTTGCTACGCCTTCTTGTTCAAGAATGTTTTTTAATGTTTCCCCAGATAACTTTTTAAATCCATCTCCTGCTGCTCTTGCTTCATCTTCAAGTCTTTGCAATACACGAGATACTCCTTCAATGTCTTTGCTGAACTTAGATAGTTCTGAAATTAATGCAAGATTTGCGCTTTGTGGTGTTGCTCTATTTGGTATTGCATAACTTCTGCCACCAAAAGAAATATTTGATCCATCTGCACCAATACCATCTCTACCAGTTGCATATCCTGGAACAGAATCATTTCCAATTGCTCTTAGTAGTGGTCCATACTTATCAGTGTTTTCTTTTGATACAACAGTCTCTCCTGGTTCAAGCATGGCTGGGACTTTATCGCCAGTACCAGTACCTGGAACGCTGAATACACCCTCTGCATACTTTCTTGGAGCAAGACCTGATGTTGCGCCCATCGCACCAGGGGCTGCATTAAATAATCCTGGGGATGACATTGCAAGTGCTCTTGCCTGTGATGCTGCATTTCCATATGCTGCTGCCAAGGCATTTGCTGCTCCTGCTTCAACATTAAATGTTTCAATTAATTTTTGATGTGATGTATGAAGTGCGTTAGACTGTGCAAGGCTTTCAATCTGTTGCTGAGTCATATAGTCAAAGCCTGCACCAAGGACGTTGCTTTGTCCATTAAGTTTTGCCATTCCTCCACGGAGCATTGCAAAGAACTTGATTACGTTTGCAGTTCCGTTAGCAAGCAAACCAAAAGCCATGAGTGCAACTGGTGCCAAACCTCCAACCACTCCAACAATAGTTGTTATGATTTTCTTTGTTCCATCACTTAGGTTATTAAACTTTGCTAATATATCTCCAACAAATTTTACAATAGGTGTTGCAGCCTCAAGGAATGCCTTACCCAAAGGCATCAATTGAACCTTCATATCTTCAATTGCCTTTTGGAATTTCTTTCCAGTTGCATTTTCAATCTTTGATGTTTCTCGCTCTGCCAGGATTGCTAACTCTTCCATAGAGGCGCCTGCCAAACCTAGTGCTCTAGAAGCCTGACTACCATCTTTTGTTATGTTCTGGAATAATGTTGATAGACGGGCAAACTGGAACTTACCAAACATCTGCTCAATTGCTCTAGCACGGTTGAGTGGATCTAGTGTATCTAATGCTCTTGCAAATCCTACTACGGTTCCCTTTATGTCCCCCGCATTATTATTTACAATTCCCTTGATATTAATACCAAGCCCAGCGAGCATCTCTGCTGCTTTCTTGGAAGGGTTAATCATAGATGCAAGACCAGATTTAAGTGCGTTAGCACCTTCTGATGCGTTGATGCCACCTTCCTTCATTGCTGTTAGGAAGAACGCAAGATCTTCAACAGATCCTCCAAGTTGCTTGATTACTGGGGCTGCTTTTGGAATTGCAATTGTTAAATCTTCAATAGATAGAACAGTTTGGTTTTCTACAGCGTTGAGAAAGTTAATCTTGGTTGCTAATTGTTCAGAAGATATTCCAAAAGCATTTTGCAAAGATATAGTAGTCTCTAGGGCTTGTTGCTGATCAACCTGACCAAGAACAGCAAGCCTAGTTGCCTGTGTTACTTGAGCGGTAAGTGCTGCGCCAGCATAGCCTGCTGCTGCTGCATCTGCAGCCATGTTCATTGTATCTTTTACTGCAACACCATACTTGGTAAACTCACCAGCGAGTCTTTTAATTCCATCAACAGCCTTATCTGTTTCTGCAACGCTAGTTGCCATATCCCCGTATACACGCTGGAATTTTACAGTTGCTTCTTCCATTTCTCTAAATGTTTTAGCAGCAAAGGATCCAAGCATTGTAAGAGGAATTGTTAAACCAACCATTAACTGACGGCCTGCCCACTGAGTATTCTTACCAAAATTCAATAGTTGTGTTGAACCCTGCTTGAGTAGTTGGTTGAGGAACTGCTGTCTTTGTGCAGCCATCTGAACACGTGTTGCATAATCCGTATAAGCGCCATTGGTCATTTGCAGATGCTTTGGCATGACCTGAAGCGTCTTTACTAATTGACCATTAGCATTTGTTAATTGGACATATTGACTTTGAAGTGTCTTTACTCTATCCTTGCTTGCACGTTGAAGGATTTCCTTCTCTTGAGCAAAGAAGTTTTTTAAGACATTGCTGTTTAATGATGTGGCTGCTGCGGTGTATCTAAAATATTGTTTAAGGCTTAACTGGTTTTTTTCTAGCGCACTGGTGAAGGCTGCAGTGGAAGTGTGGACATCCTTTTGGCTAGCAATGAACTTTCCAGTTTGATTAATCGACTGGATGAGTTGGCTGTTTAAACCCTTTTGTGCATTTTCAGCAGCAATGTTTCCTTGTGTTAAGGATTGGTTAAACTTGCTTAGACCAGCCTGAAGCCTTCTTAATTCTGAAAGAGCCGTGGCCGTATCAAAATGTATGCCTATATTAGCATTTACATCAGACACGTTTCATTCCACCTCTTTACATTATTTTTACTTAGTTAAAGAATTAACTAATGCAGTTGGATCAGCAAGTTGGATTCCAGAGGCTGCATCTACTACTTCATATACTGTAGGTAGGTCGATGTTTTCTTCTAGTGCTGCTCTATCGTCTGCGAGTTCTGGACTGTACTGCTTGAATGCGATCTGTACGCAATCAAGAAGAATGTCCATAGACTTTTCATTATTGTCTGCCACTGTGCTTAGTTCTTGGAACTTTTGCATGAATGGCTTAAGTAGTGAAATCTTTAGTGGTTGTACTGTTACCTTTGTACCGTCGATTAAAACTACGTGCTTTTTATCTGTTGTGGCTTTGTCTGCCATAGTATTTCCTCCTGTGGATTGTTAAATTAATTATACCACAGCAAGCGTGTTTTTTTAACCCTCTACAATTTCGTAGTCTATACCCATACCTACACCAAACCCTGCCTTTGATGCTGTTGCACCTTGATAGGCAAGAATGTCATTTCCATCAACTGCTTGACCTTTACTGAATACCCTGGCCTTCATGTCTTCCCATTCTTGCTGACCGCCACCAGAACCAGCATCTAAATCTACTCCTTGCATTGCTGCTATAAATTTCTTTTCGTTATGATCCAATTCTCTTTTAACACTGAGGGTTGCAAGTATCTCTGGCATAGACATTGACTTTTCTAGTTCTAGATAATCTTTCCAGATCCCAAGCAAAAATACTTCTGATTCTATCTTTGCTAAATCTAATTCTTCCCAGGAAGATCCACTGTCTACTGCCTGCTTTTTTACAGACTCTTCTGAATCTTTATTTACTTTAATACCTGCAGCATAGTTGAGGAGTTTGTATACAATTGGCATGTTACATATGTCTTCTGCTTCTGGATAAAACTCTGGGCAGTATTGCTTTAATGCTATAGAGGCACACAAAGCAAGGTTAGTCATTGCTTCATCATCACCATCAGAGTTTTTAACAAGTTCAAAGGCATCCATTAATTCTCTTAAATATTTTATCTTTAATGGTACTGCTTCAACTATAACTCCATTGAGTAATTCTACTTGTCCTGATTCATATATTTTTGTTGCCATTATATAAGTATACCAAAAGAAAAAGCCCCATCCGTTAGGATGAGGCCAATTCTATTATTAAGTTGTGGTTTAAAGATTAAGCGCCTCCGCCAGCAGTGCCAACGGTACGGTCAACGATCTTTCCGTATGAACCAGATGAGTCATCTGGAAGTAGACGGAATGAAACTTCAAACATAGAAGCAGCATCACGCTTTGCAGATACTGTTACGCTTTCGATTGAAAGTGCACGGTATGCAGTGTAGATACGCTCCTTTGCAACTGCTGCGTCGCCAGATCCTGGACCTACAGCAATTAGACCTGCTTCAACTGGGACATCGCCCAAGTCTCCTGCAGATAGGTTAAGTGTTGGGTTTCCCGCAACTGTAGACAAGTTAGAATCCTTTGCTGCTAATGCAACTAGAAGGTTTTCCATTGTTGCTTCAGCGAATGATGTCTTTAGATTGACCTTCATACCTTGCTTGAACAACTTTGCTACGTCAAGAACCTGATCAACAGCAACTTCACCGAAATCTGGCTGGAACTGTAGTTCTAGACCATTGCTGGTATAGCCTACGTTACGCCACTTTGCAGTGTTGGCTGATGCTGAAAGGGTCTCTGTGTACTTTGTACCAGACACGAATGCTGGAACTGAAGTAGATGGTGTAAGGGCACCGTCTTCGTATGTGAAGAGCGCTGCTGCGCCAACGATTATGTTAGCGTTACTTCCTCTTGAATATGCCATATTTTTTCACCTTTTCCTTTATATGAAATAAAGGGCTTGTTTCCTCGTATTAATTATAACAGTGTTTTTACTGATTATACCAGTGGGGTTGAGGGGTCTTTGTAGTGATAATCGTACTCAATAATTATTTTATTACCCGCCCAGGTTCTGGCTGTTCCAAAGTCGATGATATCTCGGCTTTCATTAAGTTGATAAATCTTAAAAGTATGGAAGAATATATCTGTGCGGTATTCTAAAGGTACTAGATCTTTGTTGCTAGCGTACCAAGTGTTGATATCTTGTCCTGACTCATCAGAACGATCAAAGTGCTCAAGGAATCTCTCTTGGATTCCGTATAAATCTACAATATCTCTTGCATAAAAATAATACAACAATTGCTCACACCTTATGTGTGGAAATGGTCCACGCCTCATTCTAAACATTCTGTCATAAACTCCAAGAAGATTTACTGGTCCTCCTGGAAATTGCTCAGTAAATGCGTCAATGTCTGTTGGCATAGTTGGAACAATAGCGCCAGCCAAACTATCGGCAAAGACCTTGTCTTTAATGTAAGCATTAATAATTGCTGGTGGCATATTTGTTTTTATGATGTCTTCCATTATGATACCTTCCCAAGTGATGCAGTTGCTACCCAGCGAGATCCAGTTGATACTCCAACAGACCTTCCGCCTCTTGCTCCTGCACGAATGTTTTCCTTAAATACTTTAGCATTCTTAAAATGATCTGATAAACCACTTGCCTTTAAAAATGATTGCTTAAAATAAACACTAAAAAATGAATCTAAAACTTTTGCAAATTGACCTTGTGACTGACCTCCAGGGTTATCAATAGTAACTGAATTTGGAGTAAATATTGTCTGTCCATCAATATCGAATGCTAAGACCTTTGCTTTCCTAGGTGCTATGGTAACGGGTGTTCCGCTTTCCATAATCTGCGCCTTGCTGTAGAAGGGTACTTTAGATCCATCTTTTATAGTAGTTGATTGTTTAAAACTGCTAGAGAATTTTAAACCTGTTGATGTTATTGAGTAATTTATATCGTACAGTCGTGACTCTGGGCTTCCTATCTGATACCACTCATATATATGATGAAGTGTTTGTGGGCTTACCCTCGCATTTGAGTCTATATATCCATATACAATTTCTGTAATCTCTGGTCCTAAATTTCTGTACATCTCTGCTTTACCGTATTCAAGTCCTTCAAGAAATCCAAATGAGTAGTCCATTATGTTTTTCATTTCTTTATTAAATGCTGCTGTATTAAATCTAAGACTTATCATATTGTTGACACCTGGTTTTCAGATCTTCTAACAACTAGTTTGTAGTATTCAATTCCTCCGAATGGCCCTACGTATGGCTCGTTAGTTGCAATTTCAAATATTGTTGATTTGCCTGCTCTAACTCCTGCTGTCTCTGTATATATTGGTGTACCAGATGAGTCTCTTATGTTTGTTAGTACAATGTTTGTAATAGAGGTGGCTTCTTGTCGTTCTGAGATTCGAATGTCATTCTTTGTTCTTCCGTATAGAACTGAACTGTGTGTTATATTTACGTTGGGTGCTACTTCTTCTTTAAGTCCCGCAGAAGATAGGCTACAAGCAATTGTCTTGTCTATTAGCCACTGCTTTTTTACTTCTCCAAGATCCCCTTGTGTAACGATTGGGTAATAAACATCAGCCAATAGTGGGAAGGTAAAATCTGAAATTTCGCATAACATTAGATTATCCCTGGTTTTAGAATAGTATTTGAATACTTATCTAAGATCTTATCTACCAACATATTACCAGTTCCGTTAAATACAGCCTTGTCAAATTGGATTGTAAACTGATCTGTGTTGTATGATGTTACATATCTCTTGTAATAATCTAACTTACCACATTTAATGTCTTCAATAAGTGCTCTTGTTGCAATTTCTACATCTGATGGGATAGTCTTATATCCTGCATCAACAACAAATGTGTAGTCGCAGCCTGCTGGAAATGCTACTGACTCATATCCAAAATAACCAAGATCTCCTCTTGAAATTGGAAGACTTGGCATTGCATTTTCTGAACGATTCCATGCCCCACTTACAACTCTCTGCACTGCCGAGTTGTCCATTGTAATCATATAGTCATGCAGGTTGGTCAATGGAGTGTCTACGTTATAAACTAAAACGTTGTCCTCGTATACCTTTAAAATTTTATTTGTTTCATTCCATAGTGGGAAGTAATCTGTTCCTTGACCCACTGCCTGTATTACCTTCTTGTGATTGTAAAATCCATTTGGAATAATTGTATCAATAATTGCTCTAGCAAGAAGTTCGTGCATTCTGTATTCCGCAACTTCTGAAGCAGTGTCGCCAATCTTATTTGCATTAACGTAAGGCCTAATGATATCTAAGTTTTCTTCATGTAAAATATTTACACGTGCTGTATCATAAAATTTAATATAAAACTTTCTGTCAAAACTTACTTTGTCTGCTGGCAGAACATATGTAACAATGCCGTTAGCGTTTGACTGAACTGTAGTTTCTACTACTGAGTGGTCCACCAAATCCTCAACCGACTGAACGTACGTATAGTTGGCTATAGGTAGTGTCCAGGTAGTTGTAATAGGATAAGGTGGAACTCTCATTACCTCCATGAATTAGTTACCGAATTCCTTCGCAACTTCTTCTGGTGTAGCAATTCTGCAGTGATCTCTTGTTAACCAAGCCTCTGCTGCCTTTGGAGAAAGAATGTTGTATCCATTATAGACTTTGCCAAATTCTCCCCATGATGCGTTTCTTGTAGAAAATACTGCAACTTTGTCTGATGACAATGGTGCTGATGGTGCAGCAGGTGCTGCGTGAACTTCTTGCTCAACAGGTGCAGTTGATCCTAGAACTCCATTATTGTCATAGCCTAGTGATGGCTGTAGAGCAACTTCTGGTGCCTCTGGTGAATCGATAACATCGTTGTCTGATCCTGGCTCTCCTGGATGAATATAAACAAAAGGTTCTGGATCTTTCCACTGTGGTGCGTCTTCAAGTTCAAGTATTTCTACATCGTTGATTTCATCAGCAAATGCCTGATCTTCTTCGGTCATTGCTGGTTCTGGTGGTTCTGGTACTTCTAAAACTTCTGGGTTTTCTTCAACAATAGAAGATAGTTCTTCTTCTGAAAATGTTCCAGCAATTTCGTTATTTAGTTCTTCTGACATAAGTATGTCCTCCTTGTAGTGTTAATTGTATTATATCATTATAAAGTTAATAAGGGGGACAGGAGAGTGAACTCCCGCCCCCCATTAAAGGTACTGTTTACAGATTATGCGTCTGCAGCAGCGTCAGCGAATGCAATTGCATCCTCTTCTTCCCATTGAATACCAAAGCGGACGAATACTGTGTATTCAATTGTGTCCTTCTTTGCTACGTATTCACGGTTTACAGTGATGTCACGTTGCATACCCCATACACGGTTGGCAGGGAATGTCAAATCGATATATCCTGCTGGGTAGTAAGGGACTTCCTGAACTTCAATTCCAAGAACACGAGTTGTACGTGCTCCACCGAATGTCTGTCCAAGTCCGTCTAGATAGTTCTGACGGTTTGCTTGTGTGCTTCCTGGCATACGACCAGAGAATGCTTCTGCAACTGCATCTGCAAGGGTACCGTTATTCTTAACGATTCCTCCGAATGCATCTGTACCTGCGTAGAACTTAAGATTGTTCTTAAGTGCACGGTACTTACGTGGCATTGCATTGATGATTCCCTGCATAACTTCAGGTGTCCAAGCATTATCTGCTACGGTTACAACTGATTCATGTGCGAATCCATTAGTCTTGGTCTTCTTTACGAAACCAGTCATGATGTTAAGGAATGGGGATGTTGAACCATCACCATTAATAGCCAAGTCTTCGATATCATTTGCAAACGCATTTGTCATCAAACGTACTAGGTGATCCTCAAGAGCATCTCCTTCTACGCCATCTTCAAGTGCTTCAGCAGAAACTTCCCAGTCAAGACGAATCTTCTTTGTAGTTAATTCGACCTTTGAGAATGTTGCTCCTGTGTTTGTATATGTGCCGTCTGCTTGTGCTGCTGAACGAATTACACGCTCTCCTACGTTTACTTTTTCAAGTTCCATAGTATTTGCTCGCATTGTGACCTTACGGCCATCATTTGCAAGTACAGTTGCATCCCAAACATAGTCAATAAAACGACGTGCCTGTTCAGGGCGCAAAATTCCAGATGCTGCAGTAGTCCCAGAAGGGTTTACGGCATTGGAACCAGATGATGAACCGATGGTTGCTACTGGGGTATTACCCAATGTGCTTGCACCTGGGTTAGAAACTCCACCAATACCACCTGACGCAAATGCGCCTTGGCCTTGATAAAGTCCTGGGGCAGTTCCGCCCACGTTACCAGATGTACCTGGTTGATTCTTTTCTATATTTTGTTCCGACATAATATTTCACCTCCAAGTGACTTTTTACTTAAATAGATCGGTTGTTTTGAGGAAACTCCCGCCCCATAGGGATTTTTCAACCATTTCAGGCTGATCCTGTACAATCTCTCCGAGATCGCCAGACTTTCGGAAAGCAGTATCTTGCTCTACAAGTTCTACACGCTTACCAAATTCATTAAATACATTTGTTGCTGATGCAATATCTTTTGCAACTGCTTCAAATGAGTTTTGCGCTACTTCAATATCAACCTTTGTAGACTTTAAAAGTTCTACTTCTGATTGTAATGATTTAACTATTTCTACTAGATCGCTAAAGGCTTTTTCAAGACCGTCATTGGTTTCTGTAACTGCTTCTGCGATTGCTTCTGCAACTACATCATCTGACTTAGATACATCTGCGTCTGTGTCTGCTACCTTTTCAATTTCTTCTACAACTGCTTCGTCTGACTTAACAACATCTGCTGTTTCTGTCTCTTCTGCCTTTGCAATTACTTCGGTAACTTCTTCAACCACGGCATCTGCCTCTGGAGCGACCTCTGACTTTGTTACTTCTACTAGTGCTTCTGTTTCAATAACTTCTGCAACTGTTTCTGTCTTTTTTGTCATAGGTTGTACCTCCTTGTTAATCTTAGAAGTATTAATGCCTTTAGCACTATCAACTAAGAATTTTATCATTGTTACTTTTTCGTTATCCGTTTTTTCAACGAATCCTATGTTTTCCAT